AGCATCCCCCAGCTTAACAGGAATCCTGAAGGCGAAGGGATCAAACGGCTTTTCTTCTCCGAGCGTGATGTTGCCCTGATTTTCGATAAGACTGTTCAGGGTGGGTTTGGCTATCTTCAGGCTGGTACTGTGATGGCTATTAACAAGTCTTCGACGGGAGATGGTGTTGGGAAGCTTGTTCCCTATGTACCCGTTGTCGAGGGTATCACTTTTGGAGAAGATTCTGCTCTCGGCGCCTCTGTCCTCTTGCAGGATGCGACGGCGACTACCCTCAAAATTTCGATCAATGATTCCTATCGTTTCAACGTGGGAGACATTGTTTGTGTGGAAAACAGCGATGGTGACGGTCCGGTTGTTGCAACGATTTCGGACATTGATCGGACTACTGATGCTCGGTGGGCTACTCTTACGGTCAGTTCCTTTAGTCACTCAAATTTTACTACGGCGAAGTCGGGCTACATTTATACGAAAGCGGCTGCGACGACCCCGTATATGACGGCGGCCTATGTCCTCGACAAGGCTATTGACACGGGCGAAGGGATTGAGGCGAATGGCGCCCTCACTTCTATTGTGGTGAGCAATGCTATCCTCTATTCAAACTCCCTTATCAACATGACTGCCACAGCCAAGACGGATCTTAGTGTCGTGACTGATGGTCAGTTTACGATTCTGAAGTAAGGTTGGAAGGAGGATTGTGATTAAATGAAAGGTGCAGCTGGTATTGAAGTCCTTCAGTTGGAAGTTCTCAATAAGCTCATTGAGATGATCCCCATTCCGCCTTCTATGTTTTTCTCGAACCTGCTGGCGGCGGTTCCGTATGATTCGGATACTATCAGGTGGGAAATTGAATACAATTCTGGAGGCATGACCCCGTTTGTGGCTCCTGGATCTGTTGCTCCTACTGTTGGTATCGACGGTGTTTCGGAAGCGTCTGCCCGGGCAGCCTATTGGAAAGAGAAAATGTACTTCGATGAAGAATTTCTCAACAACCTTCGGCTTCCTGGGACTCATGCTACCTATCAGCGGGCTGAAAGACAGCTGGCGAGAGGGGCCCAGAAACTTAAAAACAGGTGTTCCCGAAGAAGGGAATGGATGGCAGCGAATATGTTCCTTAACGGCGCCATTACCTACTCCATCAAAGGTGGTGCTAAATTTACTGTAAGCTATGGTGTTCCTGAATCTCACATTGTTACGCTTGATTCGTCTCGGTATTGGAGTGATGGAGCGAGCAAGAACATTGTTGAGGACATCATGGATGCGAAGTCTGTCCTTCGGACGGATGCGGGGATTGCCCCCACCTACGCAGTTGTGAATAGCGAACTCCTGAAACTTCTGGTTCTGGATTCTTCTATTCAGGCTCTTCTTACGAAGAGTGCGTTTGGTGAAGGCGATCTCTTTGCTCGTCCGGCTCAGGTTATTGGTACTCTGCTTGGTGTTGGCACGCTCACGGTTTACGACGACCTCTATGAGATCGTTGCGTGGCTTACTGCTACTCCTAGTGGAACGACCATTTACCTTGACGATGTTTCTGACTTTGAGGTTGGTGGGACTGCGAGATTCATCAATATGTCCGCCTACAATACCTATGAGGACGAAACTATTTCGGCAGTTGATGTTGAGTCTGGAACGATTACCGTAGGTGCCGCTCCTACTGCTTCCTTTGTTGGGGGCAGGGATAAAGTGGTCATGCGGAAAAAGTTCATCCCCGACAATGTGTTCTTCCTCTTCTCCAACACCCAGGAAGAGGGGGTTGCTGTTGGTGAGTTTATGGAAGCCCCTTACGGTCTTGATCGTCGGTGGGGATTCTTTGCTGATTCTAAAGACGAGTGGGATCCCGAAGGGGTCTGGCTCCGTGTGCAGGACAAAGGGCTTCCGGTTCTTTACTATCCTGACACGACCTACAAACTCACGGTTTACGAGGAAGATGAATACTAAGTAAACCACTAAGGAGGTACAATCGTGCGAGTCGAATTGCGGATAACTCTGAAAATCGCAAGTAACAATATCATTCCGGCGGGGACGGTTTTTGATACGCAACTCCGTCCCCTGCCTGAATTTGTTCTGAATCGGCTCCGCAGGAAACAGGCAATAATCTTGTCTGCTACTCCTGCGGAGCTTTCAGCTTACGGGCTTCCCACTACCCTAGCTACAAGTCACCCTAGAGTTGGGGGTGTTCCCCCTGCTAGAGGAAAAGCTGAAAGGAAAAAGGTTGTTACTGAAGAGAAATCCGCTATTGAAACAGCGGAGGAACCCCCTCCGCACCCTGTTATTGATGAGGAGGGTTCAGACAGCCCCACATCTCTTGGCGAGGCTGCTAGTGCAGCCGATCCTGATCTTGTCGCGGCTCTCGAAGGCGAACCCAAACCGAAACCTAAGAAGAAGAAAAGTACCACAAAGAAAAAGTTTGTAAAGAAAGAAAAGACGGAGTAATGAGATGGCGCTGACGGACTCTGCTGATTTGATAGAAGCCATTCAAGTACAGCTTAGTTCTTCCTCTTCTTTAGTCACAGAAGATGGGTATGATGCTGTTGCCGATAGTGTTTCTCAGGAATTAGGTTGGGCTTATCCAATCATTGATGACACGAAAATCTATTGGGCTATCAAACGGGGAGTCCGTCATGCTCTCTTTATTCTGTGGGTAGCATCCGCTCAGAAGTTTAAGTTCAAGCAAGTCAATCTACAGCACCGATTCGACCACTATGGCACTCTGCTTCGTGAGATGGATAAAGAGTTTGAAAAAGCCATGGAAACAAACCCTGCCGTATTCGCTGGTGTGTCAACCTATAAGATGTTCGGAACAAGGTTGGATGCAGGGTTCGCCTATGACGGGATGGGGCGAGATGTTACCCACTATAAAGACAACTATGTTAATTTTGCACCACTTGAGACCGACTGATGAGCATTGGTCCCGACATCAAAGAAGTCATAGAGGAGCTTGGGGATACGTTTACTGTTTTGCAGAGTGGGTCTTTTGTTGCGGGCGGCAAATGCTTTACAGAGATGAACACCCAGTCTTCAAAGCCCTTTGTTCGTGAACACCACTTAGATGCTGTTTTCTCTTATGATTCCACCCTTGAATCTGGCGATGTGATCTACATTTCTGTTTACGATGCTTATTTTTTGGTAATGAATATAACGCCAGAGAATTTTGAAGACCAGAAGGTTGAAAACAATTCCATCATTTACAAGTGTAATCTGAATGGTTCAAGCAAGGTTCTCAGACCTGTGGAGACAAAGGTGGGCTATCAGTCTGTCGTTTCTTGGCAGACTATTGAAGAGAACTTTTATGGTCTCATTACAAACAGGATTTATGGTAGTGAGATTGATCAGGAAAGTATTGTTGGGCAGGCTGAAGTTTGGCGGTTAGCTTTATATCTGTCGAAGGATATAGATATTCGACCCCTTGACCGTTTTGTTGTGTCGGGTGTGACGGAGTATTACAAGGTGGAAACGATTGAGAGTTATTACTTTCCTGGAGTGAATGTGATTTTGCTGACTGAGGATACCCGTCCTGTTCATTTGGAGGATGAGTACTGATGATTAAGGTTATTTTACAACAGCAAGAGGTTTCTCGGATACAAAAGGCTTTGCGACGAGTTGCTAGGGCTTTTACGGACCTTGACAGTTTGGTTGAGGGTATTGCAGAAGAGTATGCTCGGGCTGTCCATCGAAACATAATGAATCAAAATCTTCCGAACTATCCTGTTAGAACAACAGCTTATATGAATCGGAAAAGAAGAGAGGGAAGGCCATTAGGACATTGGCGGTACTTAGATCGGGCAGTAGAAGGGATTGGTTTACGAAAAGGGGAGGAACCCAATTCTTATGTAGTTTGGTCATGGGATGTTCCTCATGCGAAATATATGGAAAAAGGTGGTGGGAACCCTACGCCCGTTCCTGTTTTTAAATTTACCCTTGATACTTATGAACCTTTAGCCATTACAAGAATTAAAAAGTGGTTGGGGAAAGTCGAGGCTATGTATATATGAGAATAACTAGGATAGCACCGAAAGAAGTGATGATAACAATAGAGATGTCCCTGACTGAATCGGAAGCGATCCTTAACGCCTTGGACGTTGCGGAGATCATCTTCCCTGATAACTCTGTCAATAACGTAGAAGCAGACAAGGCCATCAAAGAGTTTTTCAATCTTGTGAATGAAGCAGTAAAAGCTGCTAAAGGTGGGTAATGGACGCTACTGCTCTTGAACTTAACTTTCGGAAATCACTAACAAAGTATCTAGTCGATTCTTTGCCAACTGTGAATTTCATGTTTGATTGGTCGGCTGCTGATCCGAACATTCGCAGTAAAACGATGACTGCGTGGATTGTTGTTGACCTGAAGAAGTTTGAGAGAGGACATCTTTCGGAAGCATGGGTTGATTTCTATATAAGCACAAGACAAGATATGGACAGTTGGGCAAACTCCCAACTATCAGACACCCTTGTTTCAATCTTCTTTGACGAAACAAAGACGGATGGCCTTGCTAGAATCCCCTTTTATGACGGAAGCAGTAATCCGTGGGTAGTGATAGGAGCAATTTTGGCACAAGAACTCTTTGAATTTCCGCCCAGATATGTTATAGAAGATGAAACAAAGGTTAAAATCGTTTCGGCGAGGTTAAGATGGGCATCGAAAATTTGAAAAACAAAAGGATCATTTATAAGTGTGAGAAGTGTGGGAAGAAACTTATTGAACGGCGACCTGATGGTCTTTGGCACTTCGTCTTCGGAAAGCCGAAGGAAGGTTCAGATTTTGTTCCCGTGGAGATTTATATCATGGGGAACATTCGTATAAAGTGTATGAGGAGAACCTGTGGACATTGGCAGGTTCTAAACTATTTTCCAAATCAATCGGAGTAATCCGAAAGGCTAGATTGTTCAAAATTTTGTAGGAGGATTTGAAGAATGGCGTTGACACGGACTGGTCCTGTTACCCGACAGGCTGAGAAAGTCGCTCTTGGGTTGGCACAGATTCGGGTTGGGGCTGCTGCGGCCAATATTGCTTCGATTACGCCGGTGCTTCTCAGCACGGATTCAATTGGTGCTCTCGGCAATACGAAGTTTATTGGTGAGACGGAGTTTTGGCGGCTTGAGTCTGGGTTCCCCCTTCTGGAAGACCTTGCTCTTCCCATTAGAGAGAAGGCTGCAATGGAGGTTGGGTTCAAAGAACTCACTATTGCCAACCTGTACATGGCAAGAGGGGAAGATCCGTCTCTTGTAGACGAATACGATGTTTCCCTCGGTCTTGGTGGGCTGTCTGCTCCTGAGTATATCAGGATGGAGGCGGTCTATACTTTCCCCAACAACCTTGCTCAGATGGTTGTTATCTTCCCCCGAGCGAATGTTGTCTCTTCTATGGAGATGGATCTTCAGGCGGAAGATGCGGCCGTCATCCCGGTTACATTTGAGGCGAAACGAGCTGATCAGCTTGTTTCGGGTGGAAGTGCAGTTTGGGATGATATGCCCCTCGGAGTCATTGTATTCCTGACGGGCGACGACATGGTGTAATTCAAGACGAATCCCGCCTCCAGGACGGGGGCGGGATTCATTAAAAATCATTTGGAGGCATAGAATGAAGGATCGTTTGAATCCGAAAATCAGGAAGTTTGAATACGGAAACAAGGAGATGTTTTCCGTAGATTTGTACCCGCTGTCCATTGGTGATCAGAAGAAAGCTCTTGAAATTGTTTTGGAAGTTGTTCAGGAGTTCGCCTCTCCAGAGTTTGTTGGCAAGTCTGATGTTGAGGTTGCTCCGAAGATTGTTGAAATTCTTAATAAACACATTGTGGCAATTTTGGCGATGATCGCCGGGGTTCCTGCGGAATCTGCACAGGCAATCCTTGACAGATGTACAAATGACCAATTTGTCCTGCTTATCGACACTATTTGGGAAGTCAATTTTGAGGATGCCGTAAAAAATGGAATGAGCCTCTTCGACAAGATCAGGATGATGTATCCATCGAAGAGGCAATCGCAATTTTCTTACGGTATTACCCCCAATACAGGCTTGAACACCTCTACACCCGAAGCTTCAGAGAAGGAGGAATCACAAGAGACCAAATGTTAGCCTTGTATGAACAGGCTAACAAAATTGAATATGCTGAGAAGAGATTTGAGGCGGGAGTACATGGTGTCTCCCTAGATGGTAAGGGAGCAGAAAAGAAGAAAGAGGAAGCGTTTTTTGGTGACGATGAACCTATTTTTAAGGAGCCGTCAGAATATAAAAGCAAGTCAAAAGAGGAGTTGGATGACTTAACTGAAAAAATGATGAAGAAGCTCAAACCGCTAGTAGGTAGCCGAATCCTAGGAAAAAAGAAGTAACAGGAGCTATTGATGGCTGAAAAAGAATTAGGTCTCGGCGTTTTATTCTACGCTAATGCGGGTAATGTCCTTGCTAAAATCAACGAAGTCCAAGCTAAAGTAAGAACACTCGCTTCTGAAATAACAAATTTTGCGAAGACAAGTAATGTTGGTACGACTGCTCTAAACTCTTTGAAAGAAGGAACAGCAGCAGTTGGGGCTGCTGTTGGCAAGTTTAGCTCTGAAGTAAAGGGCGCCGCAGCTGGGATGAGCAGTACTGGAAAAGCTGCTTCCCAAGCTGGTGCCCAAATGAAGGCAGTTAGTGGTACGATCACTACTGGAGCTGCTTCTGCTAGAGCTGCCGTTCCTTATTACGAGAGATTAGGAGTTGCTATCCGAAGCCTGGCTGCTTGGATTCCTGCGGCGATGGCTATTTCTGGTCTTACAATGGCGTTTCGGTCGGGAATACAGGCAGTTGTTGATTATGACCAAGCCTTAAAGAATCTTCAAGCTATTACAAATGCAACCAATGCGGAAACAGCTTTGATGGGAGATAAAATCCGTGAGGTTGCTTCTTTAACAAAGTTTTCCACAAAAGAAGTAGCAGAAGGGATGGTTTTTATCGGGCAAGCTGGTTTCTCTGCTGGGGAAGCGATTGATACAATTCAAGCGGCTGCAATGCTTGCCACAGGAACTCTTTCTGATCTTAAAACTTCATCGGATTTAGTAACAACTGCTCTGAGAGTGTTTCACATGAACGCTTCGGAGTCTAGCCGAGTTGCCGATGTTTTTGCGAATGCTGTCAATAAGTCAAAAACAACGGTTGAAGGTCTTAAAGTTTCCCTGAATTATTTAGGTCCAGTTGCTCATGCTTCAGGATTAACGCTTGAGGAATCCGCAGCCGCAGTAATGGCTCTTGCGAATAGTGGTATTCGTGCCTCTACAATTGGTACCAGTTTGCGACAGATGTTGTCTCGTTTGGCTGCTCCCACGAAAAAGATGCGGGAGGAGTTTGCCGCAGCTAATGTTGATATTAAAAAATTTAACGTATCTACTGATGGATTAGCTGGAACTGCTGGAAAGCTTTCTACTGTTTTGAAGGAGGATGTTTCAAAAGCATTTCAATTATTTGGTTTGCGAGCCGCAAATGCTGCTATTATCCTTTCTGCTCTTGGCAAGGAAGGAATGGAATTTCTTACTGATCAAGCTTCTGAAGTTGGAAGTGCTGTTCGGATGGCTGAAAAGCAGATGGAAGGGTTGGGGGTTGCAGCTAAGAACCTTCGGGATAAAATCGAATTGTTAGCAATTTCAATTGGTACAGGTGGTTTGAGTACTGCCCTAAAGGTTGTTATTGATATTTTGAGGCCACTTGTTGATATTCTTTCTGCTTTAGCTTCGTCTGTTATTGGGCAGTTGATTATTACAACGGGTGGACTCACACTAGCCTTTATTGGTTTGGGAAAAGCAGTTGGGTTGTTATCGGCGGCACTTGTTGCTTTGACACACCATATATCAATGAAAGCTGCTTTTGCTATGATGGCAGAGCAAGGTGGAACACTATCTTTTGTGTGGACTAAACTTTCTTCTGTGGCTGTGATGTTAGGCCGCATTTTGCAGTTTTCGTTATTGGCAGCGTTTACTGCCGTTGGAGCCGTTTTTCATGTGATAGCTAGTAAAGGAGCTACCCTTCTTCTGATACTTGTTGGTCTGAGGGCTGCTTTTGCAAATTTGGCAAAGTCTTTGCTATTGTTAGCAATACATCATCCTATTGCCGCCCTAGCTTTGTTGATTGCTTCTTTTTACACTCTTAAAAAAGTTTCGGCTGATTATATTTTGGCAACTGAGAAGTTGGCAATTACTCATGCAACTACAGCTCAAAAGTTGTCTGATTATAATAAGATGCTTCAGGAAAACTACGCCCATGAATATAAGCGGGAGAAATTGATTGAGCGTATATTGAAGGATTTCCCAAAATTGAAGGGAAGTTTTGACAATGCTGGTGGTTCGCTGAATAAATATACTGAGGCGTTAGAAAAGGAGATTGCGGCTGAAAAGGAATTAGCAAGACAGAAAACAGTAGAGGCGTTAGAGAATACAGCGGAGGCATGGGAGGAAGCTTCCGAAGATGTTGCTTATTTTCGGTACCGTTTAGATTTAGCATCGGGAGCAACTGGCCGGTTTCAGTCTGCTCTTTCTTCTTCCAAGGGTGCTGTTATTGGATTCTTGCATGGTGCTGTTAATTTTCTAACAGACGGTTTGCGAAATGTAGTAGCTCATTTTGGTTGGGCAGATTCGGCAATCGTGTCTTGGGGGAAGAAGCTTTTATCGGCTGAAGATGATGTCAAGACTTTTGAAAAGGCTACGGCTAGTTTAGTTTATCGGTTAGAAAAGTTAGGAGACCGAAGTAAATCTTTGGAACTCTTAAAGGCTTTTCCGCCTGAGACTCAGGGGCGGATTATGCGAATTGTTGAGAGTTTGCATAAGTTTGACAAAACGATGCAAGATATTGGGCAGGATACATCAGAATACCAAAAGCAGTTTGTTGACACTATTTCTGAGTTAGATGATAAGTGGGCAGAGCATTATGCAAAACAGGATGCTAGTGGCAAACTCTTTACCTTACAGCACGCCCAAAATCTAAAGAAACAGTTGAATGAGTTAGACAAAGCCCGTGAGCAGATGGCTTTGACTGATGAGCAGTATGAAGCCGAACGCCAACGAATATTGGATGATGGTTTTCGTAAGATGGAGGCGGCTTATATTGCAGAGTACGACAAGATAACCAAAGTCATTGAAGATCATTATACAGATGTTGGGTCTATTCGGGACGCACGGTTTAAGGAAGAGAAGGAACAACTTTCTCAATCCGTTTCTGAGCGTTTGGCGGTAATAGAAACATCTAATCAGGATGAATTGGCAATCCAAGAGGCCAAATACATTTTGTATGAAGAGTATTATGATAAGTTGATTGGTTTGTCAAAGGATGAGTTGAAAGCTCGGTTAAGAGATGTTGAGGATCAGCAAAATGCTATGAAATTAGCGTTGGATTCTCAATATTTGAGTGCAGAGACTTACCAAAAGAACATCCTGAAAATCGAAAAAGACACCGTTGAGAAAGTAAAGGGATTGTATCAGGATGTTCTTTCAGAACTGCGAACTACTTTGTCGGCTCGACAGAAAGCGTATGAGCAGTTTGCTGGGGCTGTTAAGAAACTTGAGGATGATATTTTTGGGCTTTCGCTCCGTTATGAAGATCGGATTGATCGTCTCCGACGGCAGGGATTAGAGAAGCGGGAAGAGCAAGGAAAGTTAGCGACACAGATAGAAGAGAAGTATGCAAAAGCTCGGGAGTTGGTGGCTAAAGGGGAGTATGAGAAG